TCCAAAATTTTCATTACAACAAATTTCTTTAATAAACGAGTCTCTTGGACCTAAATCTGTAATTGTGGTAGGGAACTGAATATTTTTATCATTATATCCATAATTAAATCCACCAACTGTTTCGTTAGGTTTATTTTTACCAATAAATAAACCACTTGTATCATTGTAAGGTGAAGATCTATAGAAGAAACTATTGGAAAAAGGGTTGAATACCGTTACATCTTTACAATATCTATAACTAGCATTTCCGGCAAGATCAAATGAAGTTTTCTTAATGAAAGAAAACATATAAAGATTACCATTAACCCAGTTATTTTGGAATGTCTGAGCGAAGACTCCTCTACAAGCCGCAAATGTTAATGTAAATCTTGTTTTCCACTCTAGAAGTAATTGTAGATCAGCTCTAAAAGCCCCGTCAACCAAATATTTACCACTACTATTTGGATTTAACAAGCAATAACATCCATTTGTAACTCTGTCTTGCGGAACAATACAATTAGGATTAACACCTATATTTTGACCTGAACCAGTATAACATTGTAATGATACCATACCCTCACAATCTAACGTTTGCGTTAAACCTGAAATAACATTATTCTCGTCTTCAGGGTAGTTTAACACGTCAAAACCTGAAAGAGTAATGTTTGTAACCGTAGCATTTGCCTCTAATCTATAAAATGTAAAAGAAGTATTTTGGTGAAGAGCAAAAGCAGTTGATACTGTATTATTATTATTGAATGGATTCTCAATTATTGTACTAGTTGGTAAACGATCACTTCTCATTAAAATTCCGTCTGGATTTGAGAAATCAACTTGGTTTGCAATAGGTCCTTGGTTACCTGCCGCAACAAAATTGTTATGTATACCAATGTAAGCAAATGAATAAAGTAAAAATGTTTTGTAAAAATAGTTATTAGAACTAGAAGGATTCCCATAATATTGATTCACCTGATTGTTAACTCCGGTGATGTCGGTTTCTTGTAAAGTTTCAAAATTGGTGTTATTTGTAGATGAAATAAAAGATCCTCCACCAATATATGAGGTGGACCCAGCCGGTAAAGTATAACTATTATTATTTAAATATAAATTTCCGTTTGAAAGTGAGGAAACGTTTGGAGCACTAAAATTAGGAGTATTGGGTACAAGGGTACCATACTCATCGGTACATAAATAATAATAAGGCATTGTTGATGTAAATGCCGTATAGTTTGATGGTGTGATATTAAATGTAAACGACTGGAAATATAAACCGTTAGTGTTATTACTAACTAAGTGAGTTCGTGGTTTATTTGGCGATTGAGGATAACTTTGTATCGGGTAATTCAAATAATAAGACCCTTCAATTATATTAGTTGATGCCGGATTCCCAAACAAAAGTGATAGATCATATCTTATGGTTTGTTTATCCGTATGTGGATCAACTCCACGAGTTAAAAATATAATTTCATAATCAGCATTTTGTGCCAAATAGTCTATACTACTTTCAGGTAATGTAACAGTTTGATAAGTAAAATTAGTACTGTTATTACCTACACTAAATGTCAAACAATTAGGACGAACATAGGTTAACTTATGTCCTAAATAGTCTTTAGGGAATCCGTTAGTTGTAAAATCAGCAACTGCACTAAAATCTCCGTATGTAAGACCTGTAATAACTTGGAAATATTCTAAATCAGTTGGGTATCTCAAATAATCATCTTCTTGCGTTGCCGTTGTATTACCATATTTAGATGATTGTATGATTTCAATATCCGCAGGTAAACCAACATTACCACCAAAATTGGTAGGGTCGGCATAATAAATTACTTTTGTTTGTTGACCTAATGTTGTAGTTCCTGTAACCGCGTTTGTATTAAATTGATTAAAAGTTCCGCCAGTAAGTAAAGTTTGTGATCCAGATAAATTTGGGTTTTGGAAAGTTATTACTTGTCCAATTCCCATACTTTGTAATGTACCTGGTTTTGCCAACATAACTAAAAGTTGGTCTTGGAAACTATCTGACCCTAAACTTGGGTTTACAATTGTTGTAATTCTATTGTTTGCTGTACTTGAGAAATATTTATCTCTTAAGTTAAATTCATTTAATTTTTGTGGTAATGGTACGCTGTTTGGAAATGCCCAATATCTAGCATCTTGACCACCCTTTTGTAGTGCCGACCATAAGAAGGTTTGTGGCGCTCTTTTTAATAAAATATCACCTAAGGGAGTAAACGATGGATTTAATAAAGATATTCCATCTGTATTTCATCAGATATAACACCATTAAGGTTTAATGCCTGTATTGAAGCAATGTAAGGTTGTCCACTAATATTATCGCCACAATAATATTGACCAAAAGCCATATTATCAGGAGGATTTACACTATTAACAGAGTTTCTATAAATCGAACCAAAGTAAGGTGTTATACTTGTATTACTATAATTTTCACTAGCATTTATAGGTTCAAATATTCCAGAACCATCTGTAACAATATAAGGTAAACCTTCACTATTACAACTACAATCACATGCGGTACACTCAGGATAATTTATCATTGGTAAAGAAAACCTAATTAATAAAGGTGATTCTTCATTAATTTTTTCAATAATCCAAAACGCAACGTGAGCGGTAAATAACACAAATATAAAAACAGGTGTAAGAATGTTTAATAAGATGTTAAACGCAAAAAATAAGAAATCAAAGTTTCTTATTATATCATTTACAGGATAAGTATTTGTTGTGGTCTTACATGTTCTATCATCAATTTCTTTTATCCCTAAATGCTTAGCCCTACCCAATCCTTTTTTATATCTATCCACAAACATTGCTGTGGTATAAACTTTATTATAGTCAAATTCATAAAATTTATCTTCACAATTGATTGCTTCTAAAATCATATTTGTGTCACCATAATCATCCCAATCCAAAGAAAACGCATATGACCTAATCAAGTTAAAAAGTGGTAGTATATAAAAAACAAAATTAATCTCTGTTTGTTGTGAACTATCCGTAGGAACAATATCAAAAGTAATTACGTCACTAGACGATACTGGTATTGAATTTAATGTACCGAAATAAGGGTTACCATTTATTAAAATGGAGTAACTTTCAATATTTATGGTTGTTATGTTTGTTATACCACCATTTTGCGACAATGTGTATTGACCACTTGTTTGGCCCGCCGCAATCTGTATATTAACTGTAGTCGGTTGAAAATTGTTAAATGGGTCAGTCGCAGAACTGTTCCATCCATGTTCTTTAATGTTAGGTACTAAATAGTTGGCTCTCATTGTTGAGTTTGACAATCCTTGTTCATTAACCCATTTGAATTTAAACCTGTATTTCCCCTTTGTTGGTATACCAATATTTGGGTCATTTGAAATTACTTGATTTCCGAACTCATCTGTCGTTACCAAATCCAAATTCATAGGTACATTCACAACAAAAGCCCCATTATCATCAATAACTTTACCATCATCGATAAAACTGAAAGGTTCAAGTTGTGGGTACCCGTTTGGGTCCGCGAATATAGTTTGTCTTAAAGCTAATATTTGACCTGGTCCCGCAACTAAATCACAAAGGTTACCCGTATTATTTTTTGGTTTACAATCAGATGTGAAAAATAAACCTGAAACACTATTAAATGGAGCAAAAGACGCACCTACCGAATCATCGTCGGTTGTTGACATAATTGACCCCATGAAGATTGAAGATGGTTGTATCTTAATATTCGCTAATTTGGTAAGGTCAAAATCAACTCTTGTGATCCCAATCTGACATTGATCCTCATCACCCCATAACGGTCTTACATCCACATTAAAATTCAAATTTTGGATCTGTGGGAGTTCATCTAAGTTTGTTGATGATTTAAACTGTGACCCATTAACTTGTTCTGCCGTTGCAACTCCTTGAATGATTAAGTCTTGTGGGTTTAACGAAAAACATCCAATATCAGATAAATCAACATCCATTACTAATGTCTGATCACCAGTCGGAACACCAAAAATCATGAAGTCACCACTCTCATTTGTCTTAACCGTAAAACGATAATATTTATCGTACACTTCAATCCAAGATTGATTTAACAATACGTCCTCTCTTGTTGGGAACGTTCCTGTATTACTATGTTTAGAGTAAGAGGGTGCTGAAGGTAATAGATTATATCGATATCCTTCTAAATTTCTATCTGAAAGATTTTTGTATGGGTATAGTTCACTAATTATAGGATTAAGCTCATCCCCTTCTTCTAAAGGTAAGAATACCGATACACGAGCGTTTGGTACACCAAACCCACCGTTAACCAATACTCTACCTACAACGACACCGTAGTCAGAACAAAAACGAGTGTAGAGGTCCGCTGTTTGAATTTTTAATGATAGTATTTCTAAAAATTCAAAATCCTGATCTAAGTTTACATTGATATACTTGTCAACCCCGACTTGTGTTCTTATTCTATATGAATTGGGCATTCTGTTTTCCTTTTTTGATAAATAGTTTATTTCCTATTTTCAAAAAATAGTTGTGTATTCAAAAAAATAAATCACTATGAAAAACTAACTGTTTTTAAGTTCAAGACTCTAACTAAAATATCTTTACTAGGAAACTTAATTTGGTAGATTTGAGATGGTTCTGCGAAGATCGTATCCGCAACCAATTCAATTTGTTTAGTTACCACATTTGAGTAAGGTTGTGATGTTTGGAAAGATGAGTATTGACCCCCAACTTTATTAAAAAATCTCATATCGGAAATACTAATCACCCCATTCTCAGCTTGTATTAATCTTCTTAACTCGGAAACAACAACATTTTGACCAAGTTGTCTATCGAGTGGACTAAAATAAGTCGTAATAATATCAATTACTTTTCCAATTACAGCTCCTGAGTTTTGAGTGGCATCTAATACAATATCACATTCAACACCTAAATCAATTGGTTGAGCACTTTCAATAGAAATATAATCATTAATCATTCTATAGTTTGATAGATAGTTTGCAACATTTTGTTTCAATGTGTCAGAAATAACGTCAGTTAAATTACCACTGATATCGTATGATAACATTTTGATTTTAATTTTATTATTCTCTTCTGTGATTGCAACTTTTGCTGGTGCCCCATAAATGGAAGGCATTGTTTTAATAATTGATTCGTAGTCGTTAATTGTAACCGCTCTATTCTGTGACGCAAAGTTAAAAGTAACCATTTGTCTAACATCTTCTGTTGTTGGTATGTTTGCCCCACCGATAGCAGCGGTAACGTTATTACATCTCAAACTGTTGATAACACTTCTGTTGGCACCCGCCGATGGACCATTAACCGCAAATGACACAGTACCAATTTGATTGATTGTGTTAATACCTAAATTACTTGCTTGACCTCCACCAACTCTATATTGAATGAATAATGTACTATTTGGTCTAAGAGCACTACCTAATGCTAAATTATTAGTGTATCGACCTAAATCAAATCCTTTACCATCTAACGTAAATTCTCTTAATTGTTCTTCAGCCGAGACATTACCTCCACCAAAAGTTAATTTACAGAAACCTTCAGGTGTGTATTCACTAATGAATTTTTGACTTGTTGTAATGTATCTACCAACTTTAATACCAGGTTGATCAGATGGTTTTGTCGGGTCTTCAACAAAAACTCTGTCTTCAACAAGAGCTTTTACCTCATACCATCTATCAGGTCCCAATGTAATAAAATCAGGAGCCGGTGGAACTGTAGAGTATTGTGTTCCGTCTTTTAATAACACACTTGTAATACCTAACACATTTTTTTCAGGTAAAAATAATTCAAAATAAGGTCTTACATCATTTGGGGTAATCACTCTTTTGAATACTTTAGTAACTCCATTAACAACGATTTCTCTTTTTGTGATTGTATAGTTTAATAATTTACCGTTAGAGTCGAAGTTAGGAATTTTAATTCTATTAGGTGTTCCTTCAGCATTTAACGCTGACGCAAAATCAATATCGAATACATTCTCAAAAGGTTGTCCCGCACCATTTACAATTGACCCTCTTCTTAAGATACCACAATATCTTAAATCTTCAGCGTCTCCAAAAGCTGGTACTGTGATAGAGAAATCAACCAAAGCCACTGATGGTCTTTGACCTGGTATCTTTAAACCATAGGTTCTTGCAATATTAAATACGGAAGATCTTTGTTGTGCAAACTGAAGTACAGTTTCCTGAATACTTCTATCAATATGAAATTGTAAGTTGTCAGTTACGGCAGCGTTTAGGTCTAAGAATACCGAAAATACACCAGCATCATTAAAGTTCTGAACAAGATCAGGATAGTATGTTCTTGTAAAGTTAATTAGTTCCGCTCTAATCGCTTGGAAATCACGGACCGTATAAGATATTCTTTTTTCTGCCATATACTATTAAATATTGATAATTATGAAATCACTTGTGTTGAATGCGGAATCAGTTATTTGGTAGTCAATTTTAATTTTTGCAGTATGTTCTAATTGTGCAATATTGGTGACCCTATATTCTCTTTGATCAAATTCATTGACGTAGGTACCTTTATCTTCAAGTCCCATAGACGCATCCTCTATTGTTATATTTGTTAATAAAAGATTAGGCATGTATTGAGCAACAACCGCTCTGATTTCAGCTTCTATATCAGAAAACGTAGGTCCATCTAAAGGTTCAAAGATAAATTCGTATAATCTTGTACCAAAATCAGGTAAAAAATATCTTGTACCTTTTCTTGTTAAAAGAAGATTGGCTAAACTATTTCTAATTTCTTGTTCTGGCGTATCAGATAAATCCAAATATCTACCATTAAATGAATCCCTGAAAGGAAATGTTATACCGTATGTGATTCCATTTGACATATAGTATAAATATAGTGTCGTGATTATTTCTAATAAATAGATATAAAATAAAAATCCCGACAATGTGTCGGGATTAGTGTCGCGATTAGGATGAACAACCAAAACATTCAAAGTCAGAATTTTCAGGTTTTTGTGGTAAGTTCACGTATTCAACCTGTGGAACTTCTGTTTTTGGTTTGGATTCTCTTTTGGAGGTATCAATCGCTAAATGTTTCGCTCCTGTTGAAATTGCCTTTGTTCTAACATAATAACAAAGGGTTTTCAAACCTTTCTCCCAAGAGTGGAAGTGTGATGAGGTAATCTTGGATAATGTCGGGTTAGACATGTAGATATTCATTGATTGTGATTGATCGATGAATGGTGCTCTGTCCGCCGCCATATCAATTAACTCTCTTTGAGAAATTTCCCAAATGGTTCTGTATTTAGGTATTAGGTGTTCAATTCGTTTAACTTTTTTATTGTAATTCTTATCCTCAGGATCTAAATAATTATTAAAGTTGATATTTTGAATTGATCCTTCATTTAAAATGATTTCATTTTTCAAGTCTTCAGACCAAATACCAATCTTTTCAAAATCATTGATTAGATACTTGTTAACAATCATGATCTCTCCACCCACAACTCGTCTGTTAAAGATTGCTGAGTGAGCAGGTTCTGTCATCTCATAAGATCCTGTAATTTTTGCTGAAGACGCTACTGGCATTTGTGCTGTGAATAATGAGTTACAAACACCATAAGTTTTAACACTTTCTTTCAATTTGTTCCAATCCCACATTCCTGAAAGTTGTGTTTCATCAACACCCCACATATCAAATTGGAATACTCCTTGTGACATTGGTGATCCTTCAAAGTGTGAATACGCATCGTACTTACCATTCATACATAACTGATTACTTTCGTAAATCGCCGCATAATAGATGGTTTCAAAGATATCTCTATTTAATTTCTTAGCATCTTCAGATGTGAAAATATAGTCCATTAAATAGAATACATCCGCTAATCCTTGTGTTCCAATAGCAATAGCTCTTTGCGCTAACCCACCTTTTCTACCTTTCTCAGTTGAGTAGTTGTTAACATCAATAACTTTATTGAGTGATTTAACAACTTTTCTAACTTCTGTAAACAATAACTCAAAATTAAACTTACCTGATTGAATAAAGTTCTTAAGTACCATTGAAGAAAGAGTACAAATTGCTGTTGTTTCCTCATCAGTATATTGGTAAATCTCATTACAAAGATTTGATTGTTTAATCACGCCGATGTTCTGATGGTTTGTTTTTCTGTTAGCACTATCTTTAGAACAAAGATAAGGAATACCAGTCTCAACTTGTGATTCAATAACTTTAGTCCAAATGTCTTGTGCCTTAACCTTTTTACCAAGACCCATAGAAACCGCTTTTGCATAAACCTCTTCGTATTCATCACCAAAACATTCTTGTAATGGTTTCAATCCTGACTTTTTAATATCGTTAGGACAGAACAAATACCATTCACTATTGTTTTTAACCGCTCTCATGAAATTATCAGGAATCCAAAGTGCTGTGAACAAATCACGAGCTCTTAATTCTTCCGCTCCTGTGTTCTTTTTAATATCTAATAAATCAAAGATATCTTTGTGCCAAGGTTCAAGATAGATCGCCGCTGAACCAGGTCTACGTCCTTGTTGGTTGAAGAAACGTAAAGATTCATTAACAATTTTAAGATATTTTAATAATCCTCCGGCGTATCCACCTGATGTTGAGATACGACTTTCTTTACTGCGGATGTTTGATAATGATAATCCAATACCAGCAGCGTCTGATGAGAATGTAGAAATGTCATTTAATGTGTGTAATAATCCTTCACGAGAGTCGGAGTTATTGTAGTGAAGAACACATGAAGCAAGTTGTGGAACTTTTGTTCCTGCGTTGATCATGATAGGTGTTGCCTTTGAAATCAACTGATTTGATAATGATTTGTAATACTCAAATGCATCCGCCATGTTGGTAGTGACCCAAAGAGCAACTCTCATATACATATGTTGTGGTCTTTCGATTACTTGACCATTAGGTCTCTTAAGAAGATACATTTCTTGTAATGATCTCCAAGCAAAGTAGTCAAAGTTGTAATCATTATCGTGGTTAATTACCTCATCAATAGTATCTTCACCATATTCTTTAATAGTATCAATTAACGTTTTGTTTACCACACCGTCCTCATACAATCTCATCATTGTTTGTGAAAAACTTTCATTTGTTTCCTTGTGATAGGAAGAAATCGCAACTGAAGATGCCAATCTTGAGTAGTCGTGGTGACTACCAGTGTATGAAGCGGCAATCTCATAGATAAGTTTATCTAATTCTTTTGTTGTAACTTCACCTTCAGTTGGAACCGAAGTAATTACCTTGATGAATATTTCGTCTGAGTTTACGTTCAAACCTTTTGATGATCGTTTTACACGATTGTAAATCTTTTGTGGGTTAAATGATACTTAAATGTTATAGTTTCGTTTAATTTCGCTTTTTGGTATTCCATCGTTCTTGACTCAAAGAAGTTACCTTTAGTTTCAACAGCAATTTGTTCCATGAACTTGAATGGTTGTTCGACATTGAATTCTTTACTACATCCCAATTTAAGTAATAGTCCGTCAACAACAAACTCAAGATATTGTTTCATTAAGTTTGAGTTCATACCTATCAATGATACTGGTAATGATTCAGTAATAAATTCTTTTTCGATCTCAAGTGCAGATAACAAGATCTCTTTGATTCTTTTTTCTGATGGTTTTTCTTCCAAATGGTTATTTACCAAATGAATTGCGAAATCACAATGAAGGTTTTCGTCTTTGAAGATCAGTGAGTTTGCGTTACACAAACCTTGCATAATCCCTCTTGACTTCATCCAAAAAATAGAACAGAAAGAACCTGAAAAGAAAATACCTTCAACTGCCGCGAATGCTACTAATCTTTCCGCAAAGGATGAGTTATCAATCCATTCCAAAGCCCATTTTGCTTTTTTCTGAACTGCGGGTAATCTATCAATCGCATTAAAACATTCGTCTTTCTCTTTTGGATTACTGATGTATGTATCAATTAACAATGAATACATAAGTGAGTGTATATTTTCCATCGCCAATTGCATTCCATAGAAAAACTTCGCCTCAGGATATTGTACCTCACGGTAGAAATTTTCCGCCAAATTCTCATTAACAATACCATCAGAAGCCGCGAAGAATGATAATACATTTTTAACAAAGTACTTTTCATTTTCGGTCAATGATTCCCAATCTCTAATGTCATTTGTTAAATCTACTTCCTCTGCCGTCCAAAATGCTGCTTGGTGTTGTTTGTAAAACTCCCATATATCATTGTGTTCAATAGGGAAGATGACAAATCGACCAGGATTTTCTGTTAATATTTTTTCCATACTAAAATTTTATTTAATTTAATTTTTTTGTGTTTCTCTTTCTTTACGTTTCTCGAGTAATTCTTTTACTCTCTGACGCTGTCTTTCTTCTTTCTGTTCTTCAAGACCTAAGAACGTAGTTGTACTTTCCGTATCAATATCAATCATCGCATTATCAAACTTACAGTTTTCAAATACAACCCCATCATCACCTATTCTCGACTTAGTGATCGCAATTGTTGCCAATTTTAATTCTTTCTGTTGTAATGTCTTAGCAACTGAAATAATTACGTGTCCAACTTGTGCCTTTTTAATCGATCCTCCCATTTGGTCTGTAGTCACAACCTCAGATGAGATTGATGATCTATTACCTTGTGTTGCGGTCCAACCAACAAGATTCATTTCGTGACACATTGCCTCAAATGCTCTCATTACAGACCCCTCACTCTTCCATTCATCACCCAAGTTCTTATCGGGAACAACACAATCAATATAGTCTAATACAATCATATCAATCTTAGTTCCGTCAGCCACAATCTTTCTAATCTGATTTTTAATTTGTAACATCGTCATAGTATCAGATGGTAACTTTTTCAATATCAACTTGTTTGGCATTGACTCTTCAATCTCAATAACCTTTTTCATTACTTCATCTTTTTTATCTGACAAATCGTCGGGGTGAACTTTAGTCCAAAGAATAAAATGTTTTCTTTGTATCACCTTTGGGTTGTCCTCAAAAAATACCTGAAGTACGTTAAATCCAAGGTTAAATGCGTGGTTTGAGATTTTTGTTAAAACCGTTGATTTACCTACACCTGTTGGTGCTAAGATAACACCAATTTCTCCTTTTGCCAAACCACCCTTTAACAATTTATCAATACCTGGTATTCCCATTGGAATTGGATGTCTATAATCTTCTTCCAATACTTGGTCTAAATTAGAGAATACATCTAACATAGAAGTATCTTTATTCCCCACAAGTAACGCTTCTCTAACAAGTTCTTCAAGAGTATCGTAGTTCTCAAACTCACCACCGTCGATGATCTTTTGAGCTTTACCCATTACTTTTTGAAGCTCCTGTTGTTTACAGAATTTCAACGCTTTTTCTTGTACGAAAGATACGCCATCAATAGTTACATCCTTAATTTTCTTAATTGTGTCCAATACAATTTTGGATGCAATTTCTTGTTGAAGTTCGGATTTTGTGATCTGTTCTAATGTCTCAAAGGATGGTGTGTGATCGTATTTTTGATAATACTCTCGAATCATTTGAATTAAAATTTTGAAATACTTGTTTTCAAAATAATTATTCTCAATTACATCGATGATTGATGTTGAAAAGTCCCTATCTACAATGATTTGATTTAATAATTGTAGTTGGAACTGTTGTCCGAGGTACTCAAAATTTTTACTTGCCGCCATACTTTTTCCTTTCTTTAGTAAAGATAAATACTATCAATTTTTAATAAGTTGTGGGTAAAAATAAATTAAATTTTTAGCTGAAAAAATGTCAGTTAGTTGACTTAGTATAGATTTTAACTTTGGGCGTAGGTCTACGGTATATCTGACCTTTGGGGGGTATACTTTAGCATCGAACTGTCTCTGACAAATTGTCATATCACCAATCCTAATTATGAGATTAAAATTCTCAGGTCCCTCTGTAATTGAGGTGTTAAGTACTTCAGGACTCTCAGAAATTTCAAACTGATTATCCAACATATACACAACAGATCTCATCTTCAAATCGTACATCATTTCGTTACATAAATCCGTAACATAGTTATGAAGTGATTCAGATTTAGAAGTGGTTTTATTAAACCCTCTTACATTAAAAAACCTTTGAACTACTATGTTCTCATTACACATTAACAAAAACTCTACTTTTGTTATATCCTGCTCTTTCATTCGTTTTTTTAGTTTTGTTTGTTTCTAAATTTTGTTTTTTCTTTTCTTGTTAACTTAAGAAATGGTTTCAAAAAACTTACCCAAGCGTCGTCACCCTTTGGTAGGTATTTGAAGAACCCATCTTCCATCATCATTCTAATTAGATTTCTATGTCCTCTTCCGTCGGGATCCATCGACTCAGTATAATATAACCTAACTAATTCTTTATCCTCATCACTTAAGAGTGGTTCATCTAAGTCAACAAGTTTTTGGTTGATTACAAAAAATTCATCACCAAAAATACCTTCTTTAGTTTTACCACTTAATAGATTCTGAAGAGCTACGTTCCCCTTTTCCTCCTTAAGTAAATTAGTACTTCTACCCAAAATATAGGGTAATTGTACTAATTCTTCAAGTAGCTCAGGAAATAATTTAATTAAAGTTTTCTCACCAAGATAAAAGATTCCGTCAATGTTGTCGGAACTATCACCAGTGAGTATCTTTACGGTCTTAACATTAAAGTGGGGAACTTCAATATCATGTAATTTAATCTTGTCCCCCAACTTGTAATATTGTTTT